CCATAACTGCTGTATTTCAGCAGCCTCAACCTGATGGGGTTTGGGCTGCCCGTGAAACACCACAACTGCTGTGTCGCCGGCTATTCTCACTCCAGCACCGGGATCGTTGAAAGATCTAGATTCAAAATTGAATCCGCCATCAAGACACTGCCAACGGTAGCTCTGAAAATACCGGTCTTCAAAGTACCTTAGTTGATTCACATCCAGTGACGTGGTAATATAATCTTGATCACCCGGATATTTTCGTGTTATTGCCGTGATGTCTTGGCGTTCAAAATCTTGCCACAGCCAAGAAAAACGTGAGACATTGAACCACATGACACTGCTGTTGAGCCCACTGAATCCTGATCTTTGTAGATATCTGAAATCTCGTATGCCCCAAAAATAATCTGTATGACACCGAGTGATCCAAGAGATGTCTCTCACAATCACTGTGTCAAGATCAAAGTACAACATATTTCCTTGATAGTGTTCGGGATTGAACAACTGCATTTTGTACCACCATGATCTTTTGAGTCCCGATACACCAGGCCATTCAGTCAAACAGTGTTTGATCATGTGGGGGGGCACTGACCGATCATGTTCAGTATACACATGTAAACGGATACCCCCAGGCAAGGCACGTGTCAACATATTGTACAAATGTTCTACATAAATCCAACTGTAACCTGATCCGTGTATCACACACGCACAATCGGTCACTGTGTCAGTTCGGTTCTGATTCTTTTTAGCCATAGTCCTTCCCGTAGTTCTTGCACAGTATATTCAGTGTGGCATATCTTGATCAACCAGGCTTCCCTGTCTATTTCATAAGGTTGTTCAATGTCTGCATACCCCACTGCCACAGGATATGCCAAACTTGATTGATCCACGATGGGTCTGCAGCCCGAGATCGCTGCTTGTATGCCCGGTCCCGAATTGAGGTTTACAACTGCATGACAATTGAAGTGCATGTCAAATCCATCATAGGTGTTGGGCACGGGTCTAGCAACTTCTATTGTGGTATTTTCGGGCAGGTATGGCATGCGCAGTGGACTTCGTGGATGTGCTCGTATGCGTATGGGACGGTCTGTTGAGTTTCTCAACAGTTGTATTTGTGTTAATATCCATTCTTCCATGCTACCTAGACCAGCAACTTGTAAACTGCGTTGATGTTGTGCGGCAATAACAATTTCTGGTCTAGTACTGAGCTGATTGGCCAAACTTATACGTAACTTTGCAGGGCGGCCTGAGTCTAAATTTTCTTGATGACCGTAATATCCTGCACTGGTAATATGGTTCACAGCCACTTTCCACGTTTCGCCACGATACAATGCACCTACTTCGATAATTATCACTGGCCGGCCTTGACTGCGATAGTGCTCATACACTGCTTGATTTGGTCGCATTCTACCATGCCACAACACTGACCAGATTACCGCAGCATCAGCGTCCCAGACATTCTCTCTTGTTTGTATTCCGGCCGCTTGACAACAATCCAAAAAAGCTGCCATCACTGGTTTTGAATTCATTGCACACTGGGCAGGAAAATAGGCTATGGTTTTGATCACTGTAAATACACCGATGAAATACACTGTAGTTACCACTTTCAATGCCCAAGGATACAACTCTTACGGCCGTCGTATGATACAAACTTTTCTGCAGAATTGGCCCCAGGACATACTGCTCCGAGTGTATGCCGAAGGATGCCACGTAACTGAAACAGCACCCAATTTACAAGTGTTGGATCTGGAAGGTGTCAGTCCCGAATTAGTAGTATTTAAAAACACCTGGCGTGATGTGCCCAAGGCCAATGGAGATGTCACAGCAGATCCCGTTAGATCAAAAAGAAAAGATGCAGGCAAGGGATTCAAATGGCATGCTGTGAGATTTGCTCACAAGGTGTATGCTGTATTTCATGCTGCCAATAATTGCAACACAGAATGGTTGATTTGGATGGATGCTGACATGGTGTGTCACAGCCCAATGACTGTGGAGAAATTATCCAAATTCTTTCCAGACTCAACAGATCTTTGTTTTGCTGGGCGCAGTAGAAAATTTTCTGAATGTGGCCTATACGGCATGCACATCACTGAGCCAGCAGTGAGATCCTGGCTGGCAGAGTTTCAGCAAATGTATGATGATGCCGAATTGGGTATATTCACCTTGGACGAATGGCATGACAGTTATGTATTTGATGCAGTGAGAAAACGTCATTCCCTGCGAGACCTCAATTGGACAGCACATTTGCAAATGGGCGAGGGCCATCCCTTGATCAACTGCGAATGGGGCGCATACATTGATCATCTCAAAGGCGAGCGCAAAAGTCTTGGCCGAAGTCGATCATCAGACATACGAGTGAACAGAAACGAAAGTTATTGGAGATGATATTTCTCAGCAAGAACGGTGATGACGAATATATTGACATGTATGCACACGGGCTTGGGCTTGAGTCTACACCCTTGGAGACCTGGCGTTACGAGGACAGCACAGAGCCACTAATGCTACGTGGCATCATGAAACACAAGATCATCAAACAGTGTTGGGCAAATCAACGCCCATTTAGATACATGGACTCAGGATATCTGGGCAATCGTCCCAGTTCAAAAAATCCTTATGGGTGGAAGCACTGGCACCGCATTGTGCCCAACAACTTGCAACACGATCAAGTGATACCACGTGCTGGTGATCGTTGGAGTCAGCTGGGCATAACCATTGCGCCGCGTCAACATGGCAGTTCAATATTGATCGTGGCGCCCGATGAAAAACCTTGCCAATTCTACAACGTGACATTAGAAACATGGATCAATGAGACCATTGAAACTATCAGGCAACACACTGACAGACCCATCGTCATGCGTGAACGCAATCGCAGCCGTACTCAACGCAAACACAATCGTGTGGAACATGCCCTGCAGGATGTGCATGCCGTGGTAACATTCAACAGCATTGCTGCCACTGAATCGGTCCTGGCAGGCACACCTGTATTTGTTTTGGCACCATGCAATGCAGCTCGTCCTGTAGCCAACCTGGACTTGAGTAAAATTGAGACGCCTTGGTTTCCTGATTCAGATCAAATACACGCCTGGGCCTATCATTTGGCCTATGGGCAGTTTCACATAGACGAATTTCGAAACGGCACAGCCGAGCACATAATTAAACAAACTGAGGAGATACTGAATGATTGAGCATTATGGATGGAAATTCCCAGACTTTGAAACACACCTTCCGCGAATGTTGAAAAAAAGTGTGGACAAAGGTCTCCCAGCCGAATATCAAGTGGCTGTGCGTCGGCGAAGCATTGAGCTGTGCACCAATCGAGACCTGGCCCTGGACATTGGTGCCAATGTGGGCTTGTGGAGTCGTGACTTTGTTGGCAGTTTTGCTCGTGTGATAGCATTTGAACCAGTAGTTGTGTTTAGAGAATGTCTGGAACACAATGTGCAAGGCAAGAACTTTGAAATTCAGCCAATTGCCCTGGGTGATCAAGACACACAAGGTACCATGATCATCACTGAGGACAATTCTGGGCACAGTCATTTAGACCCTGCCACCATAGGCACTGGCAATGTGCGGGTTGTTCGACTGGATACATTGAATTTTCCTGCTGTCAGTTATATAAAAATTGACTGCGAAGGATATGAATATCGTATCTTGCAAGGCGGGGAACAAACCATTCGTCGTTGTAGACCCGTGATAGTGATAGAACAAAAACCACACGATGCGTACAGCAAACAATACGGACAGTTTGCGGCAGTGGAGTTATTGCAATCCTGGGGCATGGTCAAACTAGATCAAGTGCGTGACGATTGGATCATGGGATGGCGGTGAGTGATTATTATCTCGAAAGCGTAGCAGCTGGTCGTCGCTTTCAACAACAAAACAAAAGTTGGGCAGGATACGATGTTGTAAAATATCAAAACAAAATCCGTGATCTTGTCCGTCGTTACAATGCCCGGACCATACTGGATTACGGCTGTGGCAAAGGATTACAGTACTCTGACCCACTGCCTTATGGTGCCAAACCAGATTTGGAATTGCCCCAAGATCAATGGCAAACATTTGATCAATATCTAGGTGTTACTGTGTACTGCTATGATCCTTGTGTGGCAGAATTTGAAACACCACCACCGCCAGATGTGAAGTTTGATGGTGTGATCTGTACACAGGTATTGAACAGCATACCC